TCCTGCTCTCCGGTGACGAGGCCAACAGTTCCGATCATCATAAAGTCATCATAGACTCCAAGTTCTCGTGCCTTCTCTGCAATGTCTTCAAAGCTGTTCCTTGCAAAGATGAACAGCTCCACACGTGCTTCCTCTTTGGTCATTAGAGCTTGCGTAGGTGGAATACGCTATACTTGTTTAACGTAACCGAGACAGAGCCAGTCTCTTCTGCTAAAATCGAAAGAGTGTCTCCGCTAGTTAAGTTCACAACCGTTGACTGCGTAACAAAGTGGTCTGTTCCAGAACCAAGCGGTGTTTCGTTTATGTTTACGGTACTTCCGTTTATGTCAAAAGAAAACTTAATTTGAGCACCAGAGCCGCCACCAGTTAAAATACTTGCTCCAAGGGTTACCTCATAAGCGCCATCAAAGTTCACACGAATACCATCGTTGGTACCTCCGTATGGGCTTACAAGTGTATAGGTTGTGCTTGCAGCACCAACTTCGGTGGAGTCCGTAGGTCCAGTAGCCACGCCAGCAAACTCAAGGTATTGGGGTGAGGCGGTAAGCACTAGGTCTGCCGCTGTGCGAGCCACAAGTTCAGGGGCTGACTGGTACACCAACGGGTTGATAAGGGCCGACAGCGAAGAGTAGTCAATCCGCTTCCACGTAGTAAGCGACGCATCGTAAATCAAAAAGCGGTCACCAGAGGCGGGAGTGCCAATGTCAGATAGAGACGATGGGTTAGCCATACGCACATCCGAGCCAGAAACGGCAAGGGGTAGTGATGCTGTTGTCAGGGCACCGCCTGAGAAAGCAGCAGCATTAAGCGTGCGCTTTACTACTTGGTTAGAGCCATTTAAGAGAAGAGCATCTACTTCGGTAGAACCTGTTGCAGGTACGGTTGGGAACTCAAGGGTTCCGTTGATGCCAACCTTCGTGGTTCCAATCTGGAGGGCAGTAGCCACTCCATCACCAGACTCTACATTCTTCAGCGTTGTGGTGGCCGTGTTGCTTGCAAGCTTCAGCAGCGAAGCAAACGCATCTTTAACCTTTTGTCCACTAAGTGTTGCCATATTCTGTACTTTTGCTACAAAGATACAATTTACTTCATTGGCTAAAAAGTTCAAAAAGAAGGAGGACCTTAAGTTCAGGGACTTCGCCTACCGCGACAATCGTGGTGACCTCACCTACAAGTACGTATGGCACGCCGACCGTTTCATCAAGCAGCACTACGGCCTACAGCCTATGTATGTGCAGTTCCTTATATATGCCTACGATCTTGAGTTCTTCACCATCGAGTGGATGGCTAAACAGCTAAGTAAGTCCTACAACCAGACAAAGGACTGGCTTACCGTTAAGATGCGTAAGAAAGGATTGCTGTTCGACTATTTCTCTGCTGAGGACATCAACATCCACAAGGATACGTCTATGTGGTTCCGTCAGGAAAACAAATGGAACTATAGAAAGCGATATGCGCTGACTCAGGAAGGTAGGATGATTGCAGACAGGTGGAAGGCGATAGCCTCTGGAAAGGAGAAGGTAGAGCTTGACTACCACCCAACAGCAGAGAACTTTGAGATCCCAGACAAGAAGGAAGGGCTTCCTATTGGTGGTAAGCTAAAGAAGAGGTTGCGCGGTCACGAGGACACACCGCTAGGAAAGAAGCTGATAGCTAAGGCTATCGAGAATGGGATTGATATAAGCGGAATCGTCCCTGCTTCGAAGCATTCGGGTGGGGCTTAAAGCCACCCTCTGGGTCTGGCATCAGATAGTAACGACCTTTTTCCATCATAAAGTGGTACCCCTCTGGAGCATCTACCATTATATGTGTTTCTTTCTTCTTGGCTTTCATCTTATTTCTTTCCTCGGTTACGAGCACGATTAACAGATTGCTGTTCCCATACTATTTTTCCTGACTTGGTATGCGATGCATCAAGTTCATCGCCATTACCATAAGTACCTGCCTGACGGTTCTTCTTATTAAGAAACGCACGATACTGTTTGCGCTCTCGAGTAGAGTGGTACTTTTTGTCGTACGCCTTCTTCTTCTCGTAAGCCTCAGGATTCTCGTCGTAGAACCTCTTAGTCTTCACTGCTTAGTTTGTTTAGCAATTGAAAGTTACGAATACCAACAGCAACACGGTCCTTGCTTACACGCTTGGCACCGTTAAGGTTTGCTGTTCTCTTCTTTGTCGACTTTGCCACTGCTTATTCCTCGTCCTCGTAGAAGCAAGCCTTGAACTTGTAGCTCGTAGGCGTTTTACCAGAAGCCTTGACAGCAGCCTCAAGCTGTTTCATACCAGAGGCCATATCCATAGACTTGATCTCGATCTCCTCACCGGACATCTCCATCTTACCTCCGTAGTTGTACTTCTTTGCTTTCATACCTGCAAAAATAAATTATTTTGTCAAGCAAAAAATTATCTATATACTTGCACCAAAGAAACCAATCAATGAAAAAGATCATCACTTCCTCACTGCTACTATGTTCGTCATTTCTTAGCGCCCAGTCGCTGTGGCACCCACAGACCAATATGTTTGGCCACCAGTACGAGGCACGAGTAAACGAATACGAAGGGGTCACCTATGTGCTGTCCCAGACCAAGACGTGGGCGATGGCGCCCGACAGCGTACGCTATCAGGTGATAACAGAAGCTGACTGGCACGTTATGCAGTCACAGATGATTGGCCAAGGAGCGATGCCGATGAATGGCGTCTACAGCCTACCCAATGCAACACAGGTATTTCTCGCCGACTGGCGGGACGACACCTACAACCTTCCTGTTGTCGTTATTATGTGGGGGTCTAGGGACTAGCCCTGAGGCTTACGTCCTGCCTGCCACTTACGGAACTCAGCAACAGCCTGCTCACGTGCTAGGTCGTACACACCGTAATCCTTAGCCTTCTTGATGGCAAGCTCGTAGTTTTTGCCCGGCATCTCAGATGCACCCTGTCGCAGGATTGCCTCACCACCCTTGCGTGACTTGTCAATCATAGACACCCCACGCTTCTCTAGCTGTTTAACGGCATTAGCCCAAGTAAGGCGCTCTAGGTACTCAGTTGGAGACATCTCTGTTTTCGAAGAAGGATCATCTGGAGATCGTCCCTTGCCAACCCACGACGGAGTTACAAAGCCACCATTTGGATATTTCTTCGCTTTCATAGCTGTTTACTTCATCATCTTCTTGAGATAGCTCTTAAGCTTTCCTCCGTTAGCGTATCCGTCAACGTTCATCTTTCCACCGCCAGCGTATGACTTCATCATACCTCCGCCTGCCATCTTCTTAACGGGAACCTTCTTCTTGGCTACCATCAGACCTTTGGCCTTAAGCTCACGGTCGAACGCAGGAACAGCATCGGGATCAGAAGCTTTAAGCTCCTTACGCATCTCGTTGAGGTTCTCGATTTCACGAGCACGAGCAGCAGCATTAAACTTCTCGTCGGCCGTCATAGGCATCTTCTTCTTTGGATCCGGAACGATCGGGGCTTTGCCTCCGTTCTGGTACACAGTCATTTTCTTGGTATTCATAAGTACAAAGTTATGCTTTATATGGTTTGTACTTCGTCTTGCCACCTTCCTTGTAGGCCACAAGAATCTGTTTGCGGTTAGCACCCTTGCGGTAGCCTACGTGTACCCAGTCGGGATTCTTATCTGTCCCGAACTCCCAGATCAATTGATCTACCTCAAGATTGTTCTTGATGAAGTTAAATACATCCGCATTGGTAACACCATTGCCGTGGCCATCCTGATCAAGGTCAAGCGCACGACCTAGGTTATGGTCCGAGGTAGAACTCCCTCCAATGGCCTTATTCAAAGCAGCAGACCGGTACCCACTAGAGATAAACAAGGGAACACCGAAGTGCTCACGAATCTTATCGAAGACATCCTCACAGATATCCTTCAGGTTCTCCAGATGCTCAGGGGTGGGCTCATTGCTGATGCCCTTGCGCTTGGCAGTATCACTCCGTGTTACCTCAGCCAACGATACGTACTTACTTAGTTTCATACGACAAAGATAACAACAATAAAAAAGGGCCCGAAGGCCCTAAGCGCAGAAGCTGCCGTCACAACACCAACCACTATGCAAATTTAGGGTTTTTCATCCGAAGTAAAAAATTTGATGGTAACATAACCCAGTTAATATATATTGATGTGTTTTTATTGTTCGTTATCTTACTAGTCTTTGAATATCTAACGTGCTTATCATAACCCTTACTTCTTCCATTCCTATTTACCCACTTAAGGAATGTACCTTGTGAAACACCACAAGCAATAGAAGCAGATTTAGCTGATAGATATATAAGTTTATCTTCTGTATTTACATATATGTAAGAAACACCTCCATTGCCACCACCTGCTATGTTGTAACAGTTTTCTGATCTATATGCAGAGATCCAAACATCTTCTAGATCATTTAGCTGTTCTAGTGTTTCTGCCCAGCATATAACTTCGGTAGAGAAGTTTTCCTTCCCAAACGCTTCAAATGCTTCCGAAAGCACTTTGCCGGAACCTTTATATGACTTGTCAAACTTGGATGTCTTATGTTGACCTATATAGATCCATCCATTTAAGTTGTTGGTTGTCTTGTAGATATATCCTACCATAGCAGTAATGTGTTGTGACTACACAAATATATGTCAAAATTTTGTAATGTCATTTTTTTGTTGTAACTTCGCTTAAGCTATAGCGCTATCAAGCAATCGCAGGGCAGCTCCGCAGCGCAGAAACGCAGCGCAGCAACCCAAACCAAACGGGGCGGCGCTTCAAGCACAGCCCCGCCCACAAGC